GCTACCTGGAGAAGACCGGCGAACTGATCAAGGGCGCCACCCAGCCCCTGACCGATATCACCGACTGGATCGGCGAGCGCAGCCCGGTGGTCGGTGGCCTGGCCATGGCCGGCATGGCGGCGGTGGATCCGCTGAAGATCAAGGCGCTGGCCAAGGGCTTGCGCGGCGCCAAGCAGTTGACCATTCCAGGCATCAAACCCCGCAGCGCTCCAGAACTTGCCTTGCAGGAACTGAGCGATGCCGAGCGTGGCCTGACCGCCAAGACCGACCTGGTTTATGACCAGTACAGCAGGCCCAACATCGGCAACCCGCGCCGCGCTGGCCCGCACACGATCGTGCATCCCGATGTGCCGACCGATGAAGGCCACCAGATGCTGGAGGGGGCGCGCGAGCGCTTGCAAGGTGCCCGCACCCGCTATAGCGGCGCGGTGGCCCGCGCTGAGGCTGAACCGCAATGGCAGCTGATGGACGAACTGCGCGCCGGCCGCAGCCCGCAGGAAAGCCTGGCCGACACGTTGCGCCGCGAAACGGAACTACTGAATCTCAAGACCACCACCCCGATCGATGCGCCTGGCGGCCTGATCCAGGAGCGAAGCGGTGGGATCCTGGACATTCCCGAGGCCGGCCGCTCCGGCACCGATCGCACCCGGATCTCGCCCGAGGCCGACCAGGCTTTGCAGCAGCGCATGGATCAGCGCCGCGATTCCCGCCAGCTGGTGCGCCAGCTGCGCCAGGCGCAGGCCCACATGGACAACGTGCCCGAGCCCGAGATCCCGGCCTGGGTGCGCAACTCCACCGAACTGCCCACCTCGCTGAATCCGCAGCCGGCGCCGGCCGGCGCCGAGTGGTGGAACAAGGCGCTGAATGTGGATCCCAATGCGGCGCCCGAATCGGTGGCGGCCTTCTTGCGCGCGGCCAAGGAGCAGCCCGAGATATTCCAATTCGGCGGCATGCCGCAAAACGCCCGCAGCCTGGAGGACTTCGCCAAGGAATTTGGCGACCGCGCCGGCAAGCGGATCCACATCGAGCGTGAATATGGAAACGATGAGCCTGAATATATCGACGTTGAGAAAACCCATGGCCGGTATGAACACATGCGGGATTCGGACGGCAATATCATCGAGGACGACCTGGAGCATTCGCCAGGCGATTATCCGATGTACGACGAATATGGCGATGTGAAGAAAATCAAAAAGGGCCTTGATGAGAAGGGAAATCCAATCAAGGTGAAACGCAGGGCCGAGGGCGGCGAACCGCTGCGCGATCGATATGGCGATATTGAGCGCGAGCCACGCGAGAGCGAGGGCGGCGAATATGTGCGCGATGAAAACGGAAATATCAAATGGACAAAAGAGCCAAACGATGATTATTCCGGCAACGACACCGACAAAATAACCATGCGTGTGCCTGGCCAGGGTTATATCGAAGTGACCGATTGGGATGGGTCGGAGCCGATGACGCACGCCACCCAGGCCGGCAAGGCCGGCGCGCTGCTGTACCAGACCCTGCTGGCGCATGCCTCCAAGGAGGGCATCACCATGGGCGTCGATAGCCTGACTTCGGACAACCAGCTGCGCCTGCTGTCCAACACCCTGGCCAACGCGGCCCGCACCGGTGAAAACCCGCGCGATGTGACCGGCACGCTGTCGGGCCGCAGGCCGCGTGCCACCGGCTATGCGCCAGGCGATCGGATCTGGCAGGCGCTGGCCGGCGAAACCGACGCGCGCCTGGCCAATCACCCCGAGGGCGACCCCAACGCGATCGGCTTCACGCCCGAGAGCTTCACGCACCGGGGCCAGCCGATCGAGGCCCAGGACATTCACGACCGCATCGAGGAGTTTTCGCCTGGCTTCAGGGGCCCGCAGGGCACCAAGGTGGGCCCCAAGACGCTGATGCAGAACGCCGTTTTCAAGTGGCTGGAGAACGCCAGCCCCGAGCAGGCCGAGCAGGTGGCGCGCGAATGGCCCAAGCGCTTCGGCAAGCCCCTGTTTTCGGCGGCCGGCGCCGGTGTTGGCACCGCGACCCTGGCCGACCTGTTACGACAAGACCAAGAGGCGCAGGACTAGCGCCAGCCCCACCGCTGAGGGCACTGGAGAACCTGAATGGCAACCGAAAATCTGATCCCCGAACCCGATGAGGCCCCGAGCTTGCGCGACACCCTGGATGCGGCATTCCAGGAGCAGGCCACCGATGAGATCGACCAGCCGGCCGCTGGCGCAGCTGCGCCACCACAGGCCGAGGGCCGCCAGCGCGATCAACATGGCCGCTTTGCTCCCAAGCAGGAGCCGGCCGAGGGCCAGCACCCCCCCGCCGAGGGCCAGAAACCGGCCCAGGAGGCCGCGCAGCAGCCTGGCCAGGCCCAGGGTGGCCTGACGCCCCCGCCGCAGCCTGGCGACCTGAAAGCGCCGGCCAGCTGGAGGCCCACGGCCCGCGAGAAGTGGGGCGCCCTGGATCCCGAGGTGCGCCAGGAGATCCACCGCCGTGAATATGAGCTTCACCGCGCGGTGCAGCAGGGCGCCGAAACTCGCCAGTTTCAGCAGGCATTTGAGAATGTCGTGCGCCCTTATGAAATGTTCATCAGGGCCGAGAATTCCAATCCGCTCCAGGCAGTTCAAAACCTGATGCAGACGGCGGCCGAGCTTCGCATGGGAACCCCCCAGGCCAAGGCTCAAATTGCGGCGGCGATTATCACCAGCTACGGCATCGACCTGGAAACCCTGGACAAACTGCTGGCCGGCCAGGCGCCAGCTGGTGGCCAGGCTGCGCAGCAACAGCAGCAGTTTCGTGATCCGCGCCTGGACCAGCTGCTATATCAGCAGCAGCAGATTCTGGAGAATCGCCAGGCACAGCAGGAAAATACCATCCGCCAGGAGCTTGAAACCTTCGGCCAGGCGCATGAGTTTTACCGTGATGTGGCTGGGGTAATGGCCGACCTGGTGGAAATTCGCGCCAGGCAGGGCCACCAGGTGGGCCCCGGCGACCTGGAGAAGATTTACAACCAGGCTTGCCAAATGGATGAGCAAGTGGCCACAATACTCAATCAGCGGCGTGCCAGTGCCCAAAGGGGCAACACATCGCAAGCTGTCCTTCGTGCCAAGCGCGCGGCATCGAGTATCAAAGGCGACTCGCAACCAGGTGATGGTTCGATAGTCCCTAAAGACGACTCTGTACGCGCTGCCATTGAAGCAGCCATAGGCGAATCAGGCAGAGCCTGATTCCCGCCCGAGTGCCCTGATGGGGCCCACCCGGTTCAAGCGCCAAGAGATCGGCGCGGAGAACCCGCTGGGTCATCTCCTAACGATCGGTTTCACAACCAATCTGGAGCCCCATCATGGCCTTCCCCAATGTTTCCGATATCGTGGCCACCACGATCGAATCGCGCAGCAAGACGCTTGCCGATAACGTCACCAAGAACAATGCCCTCCTGGCCCGCCTGAAGCAGCGCGGCAACGAGCGCACCGTCAGCGGCGGATCGCTGATCTTTGAAGAACTGACGTTCGCCGAAAACGGCAATGTCGGCTGGTACAGCGGTTATGACCTCCTGCCGGTGGCCGCCCAGGATGTGATCAGCGCCGCGCAGTACGACTTCAAGCAGGCCGCATGCCCTGTGGTCTACAGCGGGCTGGACGAACTGAAGAATGCCGGCCAAGAACAGATGATCGATCTGCTGGAGGGCCGCATCAAGGTGGCCGAATCCAGCATGATGAATCTGCTGGCCCAGGGCGTCTACAGCGACGGCACCGCAGCCGGTGGCAAGCAGGTGGTGGGCCTCAATGCCGCCGTGCCTGTGAATCCGCTGATCGGCGTCTATGGCGGCATCGACCGCAACACCTGGCCCTTCTGGCGCAGCAAGACCACAACGGCCGGCGCAGCGCTGACCGCTGCCACCGTGCAGGGCGCTTTCAACGCCATGTGGGCCAGCCTGGTGCGCGGCATGGACCGCCCCGACCTGATCGTGGTGGACAACAATATGTGGGCCATCTACATGGCCAGCCTGCAAGCGCAGCAGCGCTTCACCGGCACCGAGACCGGCAAGCTGGGTTTCCCATCCATCAAATACATGGATGCCGATGTGGTGCTGGATGGTGGCATTGGCGGTTATGCCGTGGTGAACACGGCGTATTTCCTGAACACCAAGTACCTGTTCTGGAGGCCGCACAGCAAGCGCAACCTGGTGCCCCTGAGCCCCGATCGCCGCTATGCGATCAACCAGGACGCCACCACGCAGATCCTGGCCTGGGCCGGCAACCTCACGTGCAGCGGCGCCCAGTTCCAGGGCCGCCTGATCTCCCCATAACCACCAGGGCCGGCTGACCACCGGCCCACTTCTTTGGAGGGCTAGATCATGCCTGCATCCCTTCCCGGCGCCACCCTGGCGCAAAACCAGGGCAACCCGACCCAGGGCCCTTCGGTGACGTTCGATCTCATGTCGGGCCCCAAGGGTTCGCCCTTTGACCGCGACCAGGCCGGCAACCTCTCGACCGGCGCCCTGTCCACCGGCATCGGCTTCGGCTCCCCGCCTGTCATCGGCCCCGTATCGAATCCGCTATTCAGCAATGCCGTTGCAGGCATTCGCGGCGCCGGCTTCACCGACGACTACACCCCCGGCGTTTCCAAGCCCGATGCCACCGCATCGGCTGACAGCCGATTCATGTATATCGGCGGCGGCCGCAGCCTGCCCAGCGGCGTGGCCAACCCCTACACGGCCGGCTTCGGCATCGGCATGGCAGGCCAGGGCGGATCGCGCGATGCGGGCGCTGGCCCCGCCTTCACCGGCTTCTCCATCAAGACTGTCACGGCCACCGGTGCGGTGGCGCCTGGCGCTGCCGTGGAGGCCGGTTTCACAAACCGCAGCGGCGTGGCGCTGGTGAACGATCAATCGGTCTTCGGCTCCAGCACGGCGGCCAGCGTGGCACCGGCCTGATCTCCCGAGCGGCGGGCAATCCTGCCTGCCGCAGTTGCCAATTCCCCAGGCTTCGGCCTGGGGCTTTTTGGAGTCCAACATGACCAAGAGCAAGCAACCGCGCGATGACCTGGAGCCGGATCTCCCGGCCGAGACAGAGACCGAATACGAGCCGCCCAAAGAAGGCGAGGCCGTACCAGTTGGCGAGATGCGCCCCGGATGGCGCACACCGCTGGATAACCCGGCGCACCCGCTGCATCACTTGCGTGATGCATGACCTGACCCCTGGCAACTAGGAGCAACGAATGAACCAGTACGAAAACGTGCAGGGCCTGCCCGACATGGGCGACCCTAATCTCTTTGGCCGCCCCGATGCCGGCGATGAATCGCTATTCGTGGTGTTCTACATGGGCACCCTCCAGAACGAGGGCAAGACCATCGCCGAGGGCCGCCCGATCATTGACGATGTGGAGTGCGTGCGCATCATCGTGCCGGGTGACAAGAACAACATCAACGACCGCCCCGCGACCCCGCAGGACAAGCGCCGCTTTCACAAGCAATACGGCCTGTTCAAGCAGGGCATGAGCGAGGATGCGCAGATCACCGGCACCCGCCTGCATGACTGGCCCCTGCTGACGCGCGGCCAGGCCGAGGAGTTGCGCTACATCGGGATCCGCACGGTGGAGCAGCTGGCCGAGGTGCGTGACGATGTGACCAGCCGCGTGCCGGGTCTTGTCAGGCTCAAGCAGCATGCCCAGGTGTGGCTGGGCAAGACCAAGACCAGCGCCGAGGCGGCCAAGCAGGCCCAGCTGATGGACGATCAGCGCCAGCGCATCGATACGCTGGAGCAGGTGGTGCGCGACCAGGCCGACCGCCTGGAAAAGCTGCTGCGCGAGAAGGCCGGCGCCTGATCCATCATGGCCGCATTCAACAAGTACGCCACCGCGCTGGATATCGTTCAGCAGGTGCAGGGCCAGCTGGGCCTGCCTGTGTCTGCGGCCATGGCCACCGCCCCCGACGATCAGACCGCGCAGCAGATGATGCGGCTGCTGACCTGGGCCGGCCGGCGCCTGGTGAAGCCAACGGCGACCTATCGCTGGAGCCACCTGGAGCGCACCTGGCTGCTGCTCACGGATCCGCTACTGACCGCTTACCCGATGCCCGCCGATTGGGATTCGTTCCTGGATCTGACCGGCTGGAATGACACCAGCCGCTTGCCGATGCTGGGCCCCGCCACGGCCCCGCAATGGGCCTGCCTGAAGGCCCGCAACCTGGGCAATTCCACCATCAGCGTGGTCTATCGCACGCGCGACGGCATGCTGGAGCTTTACAACTCTTTCAGCACCCCGCAGGAACTGCGCATCGACTACAGCAGCCGCGCCTGGGTGCAGGTGCCTGGCGTGCCGATCACCTACCAGGATTTCATCGATGCCGATGACCAGGTGGTGATGTACGACAGCGAACTGATCCAGGCGAAGCTGAAGCTGGCATTCCTGACGGCCAAGGGCTTCGACACCACGGCGGCCCAGGCCGACTACAACGAGATCGAGGAGGCCGCGATCTGCGCCGATACGGATGCACCTGTTTTGCAGGTGGCAAGGTCCGACACCTACCCGCTGATCTCCACGCAGTTCAACGTTCCAGACACCGGCTACGGGAGCTGACATGCTGATGCAAGCGAAGCCCCGCCGCCTGCCTCAGCAGACGCTTCAGCAGCTGCTGACGGTGGCGCCACCTGTGAGCGGCCTGAATTCGACCGGCGCTGTGGCCGACATGCCACCCACCGATGCGGTGGAGATGGACAACATTCTGAGCAGCGACCTGGGCCTGGCGGTGCGTGATGGCTGGCGCGAGTACGCCACACACATCGGCGGCGGCAGCAGCCATCAGATCCGCACGGTGATGAGCTATGAGGGTGCGCCGGCCAACGCGATCATCAGCCCGCTGGCATCGTCCGAATTGTTCGCCGTGATCGATCAGGGCATTTTCGATATCGAGGCCGGTGGCGACTTCAATGCAGCCCTGCCTGACATAGCACTGAGCGGCACCACGAACGCCGGCACCATGAGCTTTGTGCAGTTCACGGCGGCCGGTGGTGGCCAGTACCTGGTGGCGTGCAGCGAAACCGATGGCGCGTTTCTCTACAACGGATCCACCTGGATGAAGATGACCAGCGTGGGCGGCCCCGGCCCCGGCATCATCACCGGCATTGACCCCGCCGATTTCGTGCATGTGTGCGTGTGGAAAAAGCGCCTGATGTTCACCCGGCGCGCCAGCGGCGAAGTGTGGTTCTTGTCGGTGGGCGCGGTGGGTGGCGCGGCCCAGCTGTTCGACTTCGGCCCGCAGCTGCTGCGCGGCGGCGCGGTGCTGGGCCTGGCCAACTGGACGCAGGACGCTGGCGAGGGCATCGATGACCGGCTGGTGATCGTCAGCAGCAGCGGCGACCTGATCATCTACGAGGGCACCGACCCCGCCGATGCGGCCAAGTTTTCAAACGTGGGCGTGTGGTACATCGGCCAGCCCCCGGTGGGCCGGCGCTGCATGACAACCAGCGGCGGCAATGTCTACGTGCTAACGCAGTTCGGTGTGATCCCGGTGAATCAGATCGTGCAGGGCGGCCTGGACAACCTGCTCACCAGCGACACCACCGTGTTGGTGCAGCTGCGCAAGCTCCAGGATCTGCTCAATGCAGACTTCAGAACGCTGCTGAACACCGATGGCTGGGAGGTGATGCTGTTACCAAGCCTGGCTCTGCTGCATATCGCGCGGCCCAGCGTGTCGGTCAGCGAGAACATTCAATACGCCTTTCAACAGCACAGCACAGCCTGGAGTCGCATCCTCGATGTGCCTGGCAAGACCTTCGGCCGGCGTCTGAATGAGGTGTATGCGGGCACCGCTGATGGCCGCGTGTTGCGCGTGTTCGATCAGCACACCGATGCGATGAAGCTCGATGGCACCGGCGCCTATGAGATCCGCGCCAGGCTCACGCCGGCCTTCAATTACATGGGCATGCCCACGATCAAGAAGCAGGCGCTGATGATCCGGCTGAACTTCATCGCAGCGGCGCGCCCCGCTTATCAGGTGGTGATGAACGTGGACTTTGAGATCAACCCCATCTATAGCTCTGCGGTGTCCACCGGCACGGTCGGATCGCTGTGGGACTCCTCATTCTGGGATGCCGATTTTTGGAGCGGTGGCGTGAAGGCTTACGGCGAGTGGCGCAGCGTGGTGGGCCTGGGCTTCGCGCTGGCGCCCAGCCTGTTCCTCTCCTCGCAGGAGAAGACCGTGCTGGCCTCGATCGAGTACATGGTGAAGCCAGGAGGCCCGCTGTGATCCAGACCGACGATCGCAAGTTTGTGCATGCCTTCTTCCACGACCGGCTGGGCATCCATTGGAGCGAGGACTTCAGGGGCGTGCTGTATGTGCCCGATGAAATGACCGGCCTGGTGTCCAACATGGATCACGTGGGCGTGGCCATCGGCTACAACGGTTTTATCGGCCGCACCTGCTGCATGCACATCGTCATCCAGCGGCCCGAGATGTTCAGCGCCCGAATCATCCGCGAGTCCTTCGGCTATGCCTTCAAGACCGCCAACTGCAATGCGGTGCTGGTGATGGTGGACAGCCTGAACACCGGATCGCTGGGCTTCTGTGAGCGCGTCGGCTTCCGCGAGGTGATGCGGATCCCGGACGGTGGCCTCGATGCTGACCTGGTGGTGATGCGCATGTTGCGCGCTGAATGCCGCTGGCTTGGCAAGCTGCATTAGGAGACAGTTATGGGCAAGAAGTCTGCACCCCCTGCACCCGACTACACCGCAGCCGCCGAGAAGACGGCCGCCAGCCAGCAGGACCAGCTGACGCAACAGACCTGGGCCAACCGCGCGAACCAGTACAGCCCCTGGGGCAGTGAGACCTGGAGCAGCAGCCAGCAGGTGGATCCGGCGACCGGCAAGCCTGTCACGCAATGGAGCCAGACCACCAATCTGAACCCTGACGCCCAGCACGCGCTCGATTCGCAGCTGGCGCTTCAAAGCGGACGCAGCGACCTGGCCAACAGTCTGATGCCGCGCGCACAGCAGGAGTTTGGCCAGGCGATGGATTGGAGCCAGGCGCAGCCCTGGGCCCAGGCCCCGCAGGCCGGCAACTTGCAGCAATACACCAGCCCCTACGGCTTCGGCGGCCCGCGCGTGCAGAACACCGACACCAGCCGCCAGCAGACCCCTGGGCTGAACACCAACCTGGGCGCTGGCGCCGGTAATGTGCAGCAGGGCCTGAACTTCGGTGGCGTGCAGGATGTGGCTGGATCCGCCGCGCAGCGCCAGAAGGCCGAGGACGCGATTTATCAGAGCGCCACCAGCCGGCTGGATCCGCAGTGGCAGCAGCGCCAGGCATCGATGGACAGCGACCTGGCCAACAAGGGCATCAGCATGAACAGCGCGGCGTATTCCAACGCCATGCGCGACTTCGGCAACAGCCGCAACGATGCCTATAACCAGGCGCAGATGGCTGCGATCACCGGCGCCGGTGCCGAGGCCCAGCGCAACTATGGCATGGACATTGGGCTGCGCCAGCAGCAGGTGGGCGAGATCGGCCAGCAGGGCCAGTTTGCCAATGCGGCGCAGAACCAGGATTTCAGCCAGCGCATGCAGGCCGGTCAGGGCAACAACGCGGCGCTTGGCCAGGGCTTCAGCATGGGCGAACAAGCACGCCAGGGCCAGCTGTCGGCACAGCAGCAGCTATACAACCAGCAGCTTGGCGCGGGCACCTACGGCATGGGGCAGCAGCAGCAGGCTTTCGGCCAGCAGCAGGCGGCCGGCAACCAGAATTTCCAGCAGAACCTTCAGGCCGCTCAGTTCCAGAACCAGATGCGCCAGCAGCAGATCGCGGAGCAGATGCAGCAGCGCGGCTTCAGCCTGAACGAGATCAACGCCATCATCAGCGGCCAGCAGGTGGGCATGCCTCAATTCGCTGGCTACAACCAGGCCGGCCAGGGCCAGGGCGTGGACTACACCGGCGCGGCGCAGAACCAGTACAGCGCGGCCATGGACCAGCAGAACGCCAGCAGCGGCCTGTTCGGTCAGCTGATGGGCGCGGCCGGCCAGATGGGCGCGGCCTACCTGGGCAAGCCATCCGATCGGCGCGTCAAGACCAGCATCAAGCGCATCGGCCGCCACCCGCGCGGCTTCGGCGTCTACACCTACCGCTATATCGGAGAGCGCGGCATCCGGGTGGGCGTGATGGCCCAGGAGGTGCGCCGCTACATGCCGCACGTGGTCCACGCGGACAGCGGGATCCTGCGCGTCGAATACGACCGTCTGTAAGGAGCCAAGACCATGGCCATGAACCCCTACCAGCTGCCACCGGGTCGCCTGGGCCCTCAGATGGGCCCACAAGCCCCTCCAGCACCCTTGTCCATGGGTGGGCCCCAGCCCACCGGTCCAGCGGCTCCTGGGTCCGCTGCGCGCACGCCCTACCAGATCCCGCCCGAACTGGCGGCCATGATGCTGGCCCAGGGCGGCATGGAGGATGAGCTTGGCCAGGTGGATCGCAGCCAGAAGATGGCCGACCAGCTGCGCAAGGATGCCAAGGGCCAGATGCAAGGCAAGCAGGTGGGGCGCGTCTACATCCCGCCGACGATCGCCAACCTGGCGGCAGACCTGTATAGCGGCTACCAGGCCGGCCAGATGGACCAGCAGAGCGACTACAGGCGCGAGGGCATCAACAACCGCATGCGTGCCGGCAATGCCAAGTACCTGGATGCGCTGACCGGTGCCAAGCGCACCAGCCCGCACCTGGGCGATGAAGGGGAATGACATGCTGACCGCTGGCATGCTTCGCTACAACGCGGCCGGCCGCGTGATGGTGTCGGCTGCTGCCCCGCAGCAGTTCGGCGACGGCGCCACCCCGCTGCGCAATGACGGCGCGCTGTGCCTGGCCAACGTCAACCCAGGGTTCTATTTCGGCGGCATCGGCTTGAGCGCCAGCGGCGCGCTGAGTGCCACCAATGTGGGCCCGGTGGCCGGCTACATGCGCGGGATCCCCTTCAATGCGGCCGGCCGCATGATCATCGCGGCCACGGAGCCCATCGCCTTCTACCTGGCCGGCACGCCACGCGCGGCGAACGGCGCCATTTGCGTGGGGGTCTGATCATGCCTGTGCAGAACACCAATTTTCCGCTGGCGCGCGGCCTGCCGCCAGTGGATCCGATGGCCGAATATGACGCCATGATCCGCGCGCAGCAGGAGCGCATGGCCAGGCCGCAGGCGCCCATGTATTCGCCCGAAGAGCAAGACGCCAGGCAGACCGGCAACGAGCGCGACTATGCGCTGGGCCTGCTGGGCGCGCTGAGTGGCGGCAAGACGGCCGGCGATGTGGGCGGCCTGGTGCTGAAAAACGCCATTGCGGCGCGCCAGCCCAAGGTAAGTGAGCGCGGATCCGCCGACCAGATCACCGGCAAATTCACCTACAACCCCGACTATCTGACCGAGAAGCAGGAGGCCGAACTGACCCGGCTCCAGACCGGCAAAGCCGAGGCCGCGCGCAAGATCCAGGAGGACGAACGGCGCAGCGAGGACCGCCGCCAGGCTTCGGCCGATCGCCGCGCTGCGCTGGGTGCAGCTGGCGCTGGCCGCGCAGCCGCCCAGGACGCGCGCAACTGGACGGTAGAGGACCGGATGCTGGACGATTTCAACAAGGAAACCAAGACCCACCAGATGGTGCTTGGCTCCTTCCAAAACCTGCAATCGATCGCACAGAAAACCGACGCGCCCAGCGATATCGCTTTCATCTACAGCTACATGAAAATGCTGGACCCTGGCAGCGTGGTGCGTGAGGGCGAATTCGCCACGGCGCAGAACGCGGCCGGCATCCCGGAGCGGATCCGCAACGCCTACAACGGCGCCATGCAGGGCACCCGGCTGAACCCGCAGCAGCGCGCGGAGATGCTGGGCACGGCCGGCCGCTTGGCGCAGCAGGCCGAGACCGGCATGCGCCAGATCGGTCAGCAGTACGTGGAGAAGGGCACTCGCCGCCAGCTGAACCCCGAGAACATCGTGACCGATCCGCGCTGGCGCAAGCCAGCGGCAGCGCCCCCACCCCCGCCCAAGCGCGAGGGTGGCGCCACCGGCAGCTGGGGCGATGACGCGGCCGGCGAACTCTCTCCGCAGGAGGCCGCTGAAATGGCCGCCCTGAAGCAGAAGCTGGGGCGCTGAGATGACCCCGCGCGAAGAACTCGACGCACTGCGCCGGCTGGCCGAACTGGAGGCCAAGGCGGGCACCGCCGTGGATCCGCGCCAGAAGGCCGACGCCGACGCCTACGCGGGCGGCGATGTGTCGCAGATGGGCGCGCTGGAGCGCGGCGCCGGTGGAGCAAGCAGCTACCTGGATCAGCTGGCTTTCAACCTCAAGAGCAGGCTTCCGCAATCGGTGCAGGACGCGGGCGATTGGGTGGACCAGAAGCTGGGCAGCAAGGGCATCAACCCGGAGCGGATCCGCCGCGCCAAGGCTTTCGATGAGGAGAGCGGCACGGCCGGCGCTGTCGGCGGCGGTGGCGCGCAAGCGCTGACCCTGATGGCGCCAGGCGGCGCCATCACCAAGGGGCTTCAGCTAGGCACGCGCGCCTTGCCGCTGGCGTGGGCTGCGGCCACGCGCCTGGCTGGTGAGCTTGGCGCGGGCGCCGGCCTGGGCGCCATCACATCCGCACCCGGCGAGGGGGTCAAAGGGGCCAAGGAGGGCGCGATCGGATCCGGCATAGGGCTGGGCATCAATCGGGTGCTGGGCGGCGCTGTGCGCCCGCTGATCACGCCCGAGGCCCAGCGCCTGATGGATCGCGGCATCCAGCCGACAATGGGCCAGGTGGTGGGCGGCATCGGCAACAAGCTGGAGGAGGGTCTGAGCAGCATCCCCTTCATCGGCGGCGCCATCAAGAATGCGCGTGGCCGCGCGGTGGACGAATTCAACCAGGCCGCGATCCAGAACGTGGCCCCCGGCGTGCGCGGCATCGGTGATGAGGCCATCGCAGCGGCGCGCGACTCGATCAGCGCCCAATATGACCGCGCACTGTCCCGCATGCCGGCGCAGTTCCACGTGGATCACGCCCCGATCATCCAGGCCACCAGCAACGCGGCCAGGGATCCGGCGCTGGGGCTGTCGCAGGACTCGCAGCGGCGCCTGACCGAGTACGTGCAGCAGAACCTTCTGGACCGTGCGCAAAACCTGACGCCCGAGATCGCCAAGCGCATCGAGTCCGACATGGGCAAGGCATACGGCCGGCTCCTATCGTCAGCCAATGCCGAGGACCGCGCGCTGGGCGAGGCGATGCAGCAAATTCATGGCCAATGGCGGCAATCCCTGACCGACCTGGGCAACCTGTCGGGGCGCGGCGCCGGCACCGCGCTGCGCGAGGCCGATGCAGCCTATCGTGGTTTCCTGCCGGTGGACAACGCAGCCGGCCGCGCCGGATCTCAGAACGCCGAGACCACCGGCCGCTTCACGCCCCGCGCGCTGCGCCGCTCGATCGAGCAGCAGGACAAGAGCCTGAACAACCGCGCCACCCGCTTTCAGCAGGGCCAAGGCAATTCGCCATTCGGCAGGCTGAATGCGCTGACGCGCGATGCCCAGGAGGTGCTACCCGATCGCGTGCCGGATTCGGGCACCACCGGCCGCGCCATGCTGGGCGGCGCATTGGGCAGCATCGGCCTTGGGGCGGCCACCGGCAACACCACCGGCCTGATGCTGGGCGGCGCCGGCCTGGCTGGATCTCATGCCCTCTACAGCCGCCCCGGCCAGGTGTTCGCCACCCAGGGCTTCCAGCCCGCTGTCGATGCGCTGGTGGCCCAGGGGGTTCTGCCCGCCATCGCTGTGCGGTTCGTTCAAGAGTACGGCCCCGAGGCCATCCTGGCCGGTGGCCGCGCTGCGGCGATGCGCGCCGACCAGAAGTAAGGAGAACACCATGCCACGCAACAGCAGCGGCACCTATTCGCTCCCCACCGGCAACCCGGTGGTGACTGGCACCCTGATTGAATCGGTGTGGGCCAACACCACGATGGCCGACCTGGGCGCGGCGCTGACCGAGAGCCTGGACCGCAACGGGCGCGGCTCGATGCTGGCCCCCCTTCTGCTCACGACCGGCACCCCGGTGGCGCCGGCCCTGTCCTTCAGCGCGGAGACCACCAGCGGCCTCTATCGCCAGGCGGCCGGCGTGCTGGGCTTCTCGGTGGCCGGCATCGAGCGCTTCACGATCTCGGCGGCCACCGCCCTGTTCACCACCACCCCGCGCTGGGCAGGCCCGCCTGTCGATGCCAATGACCTGGTGCCCAAGGGCTATGTGGACGGCAAGCTGGTGGGCGAATATCTGCCGCTGGTGGGTGGCACGCTGGCGGGGCCGGGTAATCTAACAGTTAGCGGCCTTCTAACAGTTGGCCTGACGATTGACGCGGGCGGCGCGATCAGTTCAGGCGGCGCGGTTTCGTCGGTTACGCCGAACGGGGTCGCGCCATTTTTCCACCTGGGGCAAAGCGGCGTCAGCTCATGGGATATTGTCAGCCCGGCCGGCTTGCCGCACCTATTTATCAATGACGCGGCGCCGGGCGGTGGCATTCGCTTGTCGATTCTTGGCGGAAACGGGAATATTGGTATCGGTCTGACAGCCCCAACCTCGAAGCTGCATATCCACACAAACGGAAATGACGCTATACGATTTTCGCGTGACGTTGCATCACAGTCTCCGTTTTTTATTCAGACACCGGCAGATCAATCGAGCATTGTTGTTCAAGCCGGGGTTTCGTCTGGTACTTTCTCGGCGATTGAGCTAATAAGCTGGAACGGCTCAGGAATTGTGCCGCGCGTTGCGCTATACGTTGCCGGCTCTGAAAAAATGCGAATTACTAGCAACGGAAACGTTGGCATTGGCACAGACACACCCGATGCAAATGCGCGGTTGCACATATTCAAACCAGGGGCGCCGGCAGTAATAATTGCGCAAAACGATATTACATCGCAAGCCTATTTCAGATCAAAAACAACCCTCGGCGATTGGGGGGTCGGGACAGGCATTGGGGTGGCCGCAAATGCCTGGACTGTATATGATCTTCTGACCAGCGCCGAACGCATGCGCATTGATTCGGTCGGGAATGTTGGTATCGGCACCGCTGCCCCGAATCAAAAACTCGTAGTGGCTGCCGCATCCGGCCCGGCCTGGGTGCAGGTTGAGACACCGACGAATGCCGCGTATCGCGGCATGGCGTTTTGCGCGCCTGGGGGCGCTACACAGTTTGGCTCAGTTGGTATGCAATTGGATAGCGGCGAATTGCGGATAACTGCTGGACTAGCTGGATTCGGCGGGTTCACAACGTTCCACACAAATGGCCTTGAGCGCGGCAGATTTTCTCCGAGCGGGGACTTTAATGTGGGCGCGCCGCAAGCGAGCTATGGCGCCGATACCCGCACAATTTCAGCAGGCGGCGCCGGAATCAATCAGGCAATTTTTGACATAAATATCGCCGGCACCCGCACGGCGTTTTTTACCGCAGTGGTCGGGCGCGCCATTCTTGGCACGATTGGCGACACAATTCTCGACTTCATGACGAACAACGTCACGCGCGCCAGCATTAGCGGGGCCGGCGTATTCACTTATGCCGGGAACGAAGTAGGCTGGCGAGATATTCCGGTTTCCGGTTTCCCGAATTGGATTCGCGGGACGATGGATGTCGTCGGCGGTGCGATTGATATTCCGGTCAGCACGACGGGCGCGGTGCATAGTGTTTTGAACGTGCAGACAACGCCCATAACCCTAACGCCGGTCGGTATTACGCTGACGCTGGCGGGTACGACATTAACGGGGCCGCGCACGCTTGCCCGAAACGGTATTGCTACCATTTGGTATAACACCCCGACGGTGGCATATATCAGCGGGCCGGGGGTATCGTGAGCGGCGGCCATCAAGGGTTGCTTATGAGTGGCGGCGGCGGGGTGGTTCGCGTTACCGCTGCCGTCAATGGGCAATTTACCGGGTTTTATTTTGGCGTCGGTGGCGTCGCCCCTAATCCGCCGCTCGCAGGCGGGAAGCCGCTATATGGATTAGCAACCCGCACAAATACGCCGGTGCCACTTGTGGCGCCTTCTATTTTGATAGGATTTGATTTGCCGCCCGGTGGGTCAACTCCGTTTCCATTTTCCATCATGCGTATTCAAGGCGGTGTAATTGACAGCACTTTTACAAGCGCGTCAGCCCTATACGACGGCAGCGTTAACACATTTGAATGGCATATAACGTCGCAATTCATTGTCGGCACTCAATACACTTTCACTTTCACCTGAAAGGCAGACCATGCAAGACCCGCAAAACATCGCCCTGCGTTTCGACGCGCGCACCCTTGACTATCTCGTCAACGTGCTGGCCCAGCGGCCCTACGCCGAAGCCGCGCCAGTGATCGACAACATCCGGCAGCAGGTGGCGCAGGCGCAGGAGATTCAGCCGGTGCGCGTGCCCCAGCAAGAGAAAAGCCCCATCAGCGGCCAGGATGGCGCTGTGGGGCTCTTGAACGGGGCGGGTGATGGGGTAGGCGCCAACGGCGCAGCGGCGGCCTCCTAGGGCCTGGAATCGATTCCGGGCGGTGGGCGCAGGCCGAGATCAATCGGCCGGTGATCCAGGATCCAGTGGGCCTCACGTAGCTCCTGCTCCTGGCGCTCCTGGCGCTCCTCCCACCGCTCCCGGCGATCGGCCTGGCGCCGCTGCTCCTGGCCATCCAGGACGCAATAGACCACCCAGGCGGCGATGGCCCACCAGAACAGGGCGCTCATGCCGCCACCTTCTTGCGCGTGGCCTTCAGCTGCGGGTGCTGGCCGGTCTTGAGCAGGAAAAGCTCCCACGTGGCCAGGCTGATCGTGCGGGCTTCATTCTCATATTCAGCCCAGCGATTGGCATGGCCCAGGTGAACCAGGGCAGCAGCTGCGGCGCGATCCAGTTCGGCCTCGATGCGGGCGGCGCGGATCTCATCAGCGGTGGGGCGGTGGATCTCAGACATGGGTTTGCTCCATCTTGGCCAGGTGGCTGCTCACGGTGGTGTGGATTTCGGTCAGCTGCTGCTTGACGCATTCATAGCAGGCGCCCAGGTGGATGGCCTTGGCGTTGCTCTCATCGTTGCCATCGCGCAGCTGCCTGGCCATGCGTATGGCGCCAGAGTGCGGCATCAGCGTGGCCCTGGGCAGATCCACCAGGCTGGGCTCCGTCCACTTGCCATCCCTGGCCTTGAACCGCACCGGGTGCTTGCAGTTCTGCATCACCACGAATCGATCGCGGCGCTGCTGCTCGGTGGTGGTCAGCCAAAAGGCTTCAAGGGCCGCCAGGCGGCGCTCCAGATCGGCGGCGAGTTCGGCGAGGGTCATGGCGTGCCTTTCAGTTCGTTCTTGAGGGCGCGGGCGCGGCCCATCAGTTCGGTGGCGTGCTGGCGCCAATCATGGGCCAGCTTGCGGTGGCCGATCGCGGCCAGGTTCCTGGCCTTGGTGCGAGCCAGGCGGGCATCGGTCACGTGAGTGGCGATCCAATGGGCGGCGTAGTCCTTGGGGTTCATCGGTCAGTCCTTGAAAACGTGGGCATAGGAGCCATCGGGCAAGCAGCCCGAGACCATTTCACGCTGCCAGTGCTTATCGGTGGCGTCCACCAGCTTCAGCTGGAGCAACTTGGCGGCTGTGCGATGGTTCTCGGCGTCATCAAGGCCATGGTCCCAGCCGATCGTGACGGAGCCGCTGACGGCCTTGGCAATGATGCGGGCACCCCTGCTGCTGGTGGGGCCGAGGTACTTGGTGAGGATGGCTTGCATGGCGGGGCTCGATTACAGGGTGAAGCGCAGGGCTGGGCAGGAGGCGATGGCGCGCTGTTCAAAAGCATGATCCTGCTCGGCGCGATACTCCTCATAGGATTCGTCCAAGGCCGACTCGATGGCCTTGGGCAGATCCCAATCGACGGCGGCCAGGCGCTGGATCGCTTGCTCGGTGGAAAGGGTCAGCATGCCGTGCTGTTGCAGGTGGGCGACCTTGGCGGCCTGGACAATCGTGAGCTTCATGGTGTCGTTCGGTGGTGGTGTTGCAGAGCCTGCATCTTAACGCAGAGCGTTTTCCACCGTCAAGCGCTTTTTAACGCAAAGCGTGTGGACCGTATGCCACGCCATACCACCACATGCGAACACACCCATGTTCGTGAGATCCGGCACAGAATCCAGTACAGAAGGCGCTGAGGCGGCCTGAACCTAGGCAAATCAACGACTTAGCGAATAGCCCTGCATTCTGGTCTGGAATGCGTGTGGTGTGGTGTGGTGGGATGCTGAGGCATATATTCCCCTTTTGCATCAAGCACTTAGCGCCGATCGATGGGTGAGCTTAGGTGGCGTGTGGTGGCGTTGGTTGTACTGAGTTTCGGTACACGGTACAGTACAGGCTCTGTACCGACAAACCCACTCACTTCTCCTCTGAGCGCACCATGATCTCCTACACCGACAAGCAGCTGACCGAACTGAAGCAAGCCGATTGCGCCAAGACCCGCCTGGCCGATGAAACCGGCCTCTATCTCAAGCTGCGGTTTGACCACGATGCTGGCCATCAGTGGCGCTTCGATTACCAGCGCCCGATCATCAAGAAGCCGAACACGATGGTGCTGGGCCTGCAAAAGTACATGACCAAGAAGGAGGCCCGCGCGGCCGCCGACAAGCTGCGCGCCATGCTGGCCAAGGGCATCGATCCGGTGGCCACCAAGCAGGTGGCTGAGGAGGCCAAGCAGCAGGCCCTGGTGGCCCTGACGGTGGCACAGAAGCGCGAAGCTGAGGGCCTGGCCCCGGCCGGCTCCTTGCTGGGTGTCTGCCAGGACTACAAGGCCGGCAAGCTGGGCAGCGGCGACTGGAAGGCCAAGGGCGCCACCGAGTGGATCAACATCATCAAGCGCAGCCTGCCGCTGGAGATCGCCCACATGCCCATCGAGGAGGTGAAGCCGATGCACATCCTCCAGCAGGTGATCCGCCCCCTGGAGGCGGCCGGCCTGGTGCCCACCAGCCAGGTGGTGCGCAAGAACCTGGCCCAGGTGTTCGATTACGCCGAGGTGATGGAACTGCGCCAGGGCAACCCGGCGCGCGTGTTGCGCGGCCAGGTGAAGCAGAACCATGTGGCCGGCCACAACCCGGCAGTGACCACGCCCACCGAACTCAAAACGGTGCTGGAGAAGATCATGGGCTGGGGCAACCCGATCACCCGCACGGCCTTGCAGGTGCAAGTGGCGATCTGGCAGCGCCCTGGCGAAACCTGCTCGATGCGCTGGCCTGATGTGGACCTGGAGGCCGGCCTGTGGAATGCGCCGATCGTCGCCGGCACCAAGCTGGCCAAGAGCCTGAAGCATGTGAAGGGTGGCGTGCATGTGGTGCCCCTGCCCAAGCAGGTGGTGGCCATGCTGCGCGCCCTCAAGAGCTTCACCGGACACACCGAATGGGTGTTCCTGTCTCCGATGAATACGGGCAAGCCGATCACGAACGACACGCTGACGAACGCGCTGCGCTCGATGGGCCTGGGCGAGATCCAGAACGCTCACGGCTTCCGCGCCACCGGCCGCACGATGGTGGTGGAGCAGCTGGGCCTGTCGGCTCAAGTGGCTGAGTGCCAGCTGGCGCACAGCGCCGGCATCCAGAAGGCAGACGGCACCCTGGTGAAGGACGGCCTGCGCGGCGCCTACGATCGCGCCACCTTCTTGCCTGAGCGCATCGAGATGATCCAAGCCTGGGCCGATTACCTCGACCAGCTGATGGCCCAGCCGGCCACCGAACTGATCGAGGCGGAACCGCTCAAGCTGGCCGCCTAAGCGGTGGGGGTGACGGTGGGCGGCACGGCCCACACAATGCCCCTATCGGCGCTCCAGGCCATCACATCGGACGATCTCCAGCGCACGCTGCGGCCGAACGTGATGGGTTTGGGGAACTTACCCTGTCGGGCCCATTGCCTGATGGTGATCTCGGCGAAGCCCACCAGGGCAGAGACCATATGGATATCAAGGAGGGCGCTGGGCACCTGCGCGGCGCTGAACTCCTGGGGCGTGATGAAACGCTTGGTACTGCTCATTTTTCATCCTGTACTCCCTTAGCCAAATAGATAAATTGAACGGGCCCTGATTGGGCCCTTTTTTATGGCGGGTTATCCCGCTCATCCCCGGTGGCTTTGGTTTTTACATCATGCGCTTCTCCTTGCAATAAAACCCTGCGGCTCATCCTCTGCACTTTGCAATTCAGCGAAGCGCTGATATGCCAGGGCGTGATCTTCAAAGCAAAACCTACGCTCAAACCCATGCCTGTCGCAGCCTGTGAATATGGCGGTGGTGAACATCAGGGTATCGATGCAGGCGATCGAGCCATCGGGCAGGATCCGAACCTTCTGATAATCCATGGCCAGATCGTCGGCCAGCTGCTGAGTTTCGGGGTCAGGTGTTGCTCCATTCATCTGCTCATCTCCTTCAGCCCATGCTCCACGTGTTCCCTAACTTCGGCGATCGTCTTCAGAAGCCATAGGTACTCGCTCCAGCGCTTCTCTGCGGCCATGACAGCCTTGGCCGTACACCATGCGTTGAACACCACCGCAAAAGCCTGAAACGCACTCGTGGCCGCTGAGTGATCCAGACTGATCATCGAGGCGGCCCACATGCCCATCGCCAGGCATGGCACAGCGAGAACGCGACCGGACCAGAGCATGCCGCGCTCCCACTTGCGGATGGACTCCAGCAGCGCGGTGTCCCTGATGGCCTTGGCGCGGATCTCCAGCAGGCGCTGGTTAGATGGTGGTTCAACGGGGTCAGTGCTTGCGTTCAATTCCTTGCTGCTCCATCAGGTTTTCAATGGCCTGGATCGCCAGCTGTGGGCCACCGGTCAACCACGTAGCGGACACCCCGGCCTTCTTCAGTTTTTCGTTCGTTGAATGCGGCACGAACCGCGTGAAGGCGATCACATGGCGGTCCTTCGTCGGGATCCACTTTTTCACTTCATTAGGATCGATATAGCGGGCATCGAGCGAGCCATTGAAGGCATCCCGCACCCGGCTGATATTCGGGCCCACCAGGCCCACCACATCGACCTTGAGCCGCGTGGGCTTGGGCTGCTGTACCTGCTCGATGACCTGTTCCAGGCGCTTCACCTGCTCATCAGCAGCCGGCGCGGCCACCGCGCCTAGCTCGGCCTCCACCATCGAGTGGACAGCCTGGCGCATGCCCTGCTGGATCACAGCGGCGATCGAGGCGCCCATGGTGTCGGCCATGGCAGAGATCCGGCCTTGTAGCTGATCGACCATCGCGGCCTGATGTGCCAGCAGGAGCTTGTCGAACGCGCCGGCCATGGTGTCCACAAAGCCCCTGGTGGCCTGCTGGAGCGACGAACGGGGTGCAGGTGCGGGGGTAGTAGCCACCACCACCGGCGTGGCCTCCTGGGGCGTTTCCTGGGCTTCGGGCTCAGGCTCGGCGGCGGGCGGATCCAACGCATCGAGGAAAGCCTGGGGCAGCGGGATGTTTTCGATCAGCGCAGCGCGGGCGCGGCCCTCCTCCAGGAACTCGCCCAGCGGCTTCTTGTAGAACAACCGGTGCAGGGCCTTGTCCCAATGGCGGCGATCAGGCGGCAAGACGAACTCCTGGGCAATGATCAGCAGTTCCATCGCGGTGCCACCGACGCCGGCCCTGGCCATCATGTCGAACGCGCGCACCAGCTGTGAACGCTCTGCATGGGTCCAACGCAGGATGTGGTCAGGGCTGTGCTGGTAGGCATCGGTATTGGGCACCTTGAACGGGCCGCGCTTGGCTGCGGGTCCGCTAGGGGTGAACGCGGCGGCGATGGCCTGGAATACCTTGCTGTTCACGTACACACGGCGCTTCGTCAGCACAGGGCTTTTGCGCGCTGGCTTGGCGGCCACCACCGGCGCAGGCGCGGGCACAGTGGGATTCTTCACGGTGGGGACTTCCATAGCGTCACGTTCCTTTCGGCTCATCGCGCGCACCTTCTCCAGATAACCGGCCAGGATTTTCTTGGCGTCGGTGTTGTTCTGGAACTTCTCACGGTGGCGCTCGGGCGGCAGCAATCGGCAGGCTTTCAATGTGGCCTGGATCCGGTCCATGCCCTTATCGATATCAGGCAGCGCGGCCGCCGCCACGAATAACCACTCCTCAGGCTTCCATCGCATATTCACCACTTTTGTCGTCATGCTCATCTCCCGCAGGTTTCAGTAGATAAGGCAGCGGCCATGCCACCGCCAGGTGCCCGCGTATTGAGCGACGTTTTAGGGGCTTTTGTCAATCACCATTGACGAGGAGATGTAAAAGGGGCGTCTGCGGGTAAGCAGAGCAGGCTGGCAAAGTTGGCTGAGGGAGGGAGGAGGAGGTGCCAGCCTGGCGCGCCCGGTAATGGGTCAGGTGTTGCTCGGCAATTCAAGCTCACCCTGGGCCTGCTCACCCGCATCCTCCACCCTGGCCCCGGTGGTCAGCAGCTGCACCAATTCATCCTTGGGGGCCAGGTGGGAGGCCAGCATGCGGCTGGCCACGTGATTGAGCGCCACCGAGGGGCCCGACGCGCGCACCAGGCGATGCTGCGGCGGGTCTTCTGAGCGATCGGTGACAACGTAAACGCGGCTTGTCATTTGGCTTACTCCTTGGGCCAGGTGGTGGTGAACAGATTGCCCAGGATGGCCTGGCGCTGATCATCGAGAATCGAGCGGGCTTCATCGAGGACGATGGCGGCGCTGTCGGCGTTGTCCTGGGCCAGCAGCAGATCCTGGTAGGTCTGGAGCAGGTTATCCAGCGTGGCCGGGTCGGTGATGCGCTGATCCAGCTGCTCATCGCCGGTGGCCAGGATCTCGCCGGTGGTGGGGTCGGTGCTTGCCTGGGGTGGCGGCGGCGGTGGATCCTCGCTCACGCTGCGATCGTCGGCAGGGCCAGGCACCACCTCCACATTGGCCAGCACGGCGCGCACGCGGTCAGCGCTGGCGCTGGGCGGCTGCACCTGGTCAACGGGGCCCATGTCCCTGATGCGCGCGGCCTCATCCTCATCGTAGATGCCGGCAAAGCCGAACGCCAGGCGGGCACATTGGATCAGGGCCTTGTGGCGCAGCATGCGCTTCGGGCTCTTGTTCCATGGGTCGGTGTTGCGCTTGCACTCGATCAAGAACTCGGTGACGCGGATGGGGTGATCACGGTCCTTGCGATACAGCACGCAGGTGATGAAACGATCATCAACGTCGTATTCAAACTCCATGCCATTCATCATCGGGTGTTCGTTGATGATGCGGGCCCAGCCATCCACCGAGACCACCGGCGTGATGCCGCCATTCTTGTCAGGGAAGGCGAAGATTTCGCGCGTGAACGGATCCAGCTGGTGGCGCTCGGCCACGATCAGCAGGGCCATCATTTGTTCATCGCTGACCTGGCGCTCGGTCTTGAACGCGGTGGCTTTGAGGGTGTCCATGACGCGATTGGCCTGGATGCCATAGCGGTCAGCGAAGCGCACGATCAGGGACTGATTGCGCGGCTGGGTCTTGGTGAGGGTCAGATCATTCATGTCTTGATCACCTCAAAGCTGGTGACATTGAAGCGGCCATAGGTGGGCCTGAAATCACCCAGGCCAATAAGGGTGCCGGCCTGAGCCATGACAGCGTGCAGATCGGTGGGTGCGATGTATTCGGGTGTCAGCACTGTCAGCACAAACTCGGCATTCCAGCCATGACGCATCGCGGGCCTCACGCGGGTGATGCCGGCACGCTGCACCACCACACGGCGCGAGTCCTCGTAATCCCATGTGTCGCGGCCCAGCGATGCCAGCGGTGTCATCGAGATCACACCAGCACGATAGAGATCCATGGCCGACTTGCGCGAACTGCGCGGGTCTTGTCTGAACTTGGCCGCCGTCACGATCGCACCGCGCAGGTATTCACCAGGGAGGCAGATCATGCCGGCCTCGTTGCGATACACATAGCTTTCGACGTTATCGGTCTTCTTGGTCTTGCTGTTCTTGGCCGCGCCGGCCTTGGCCGCCACAGCCTCGTTATTCCAGCGATGGAACAGGAGATCGGCGCTGCCTGTAAGGCGCACGGCAACTGAATACGGCTCTGAGGCCGCAATGGATTCATCGGCTCCGTTGGAGACTTCGCCGATCGCAATTGATTGATTCATGTTGACCTCGTTGATTAAAGAAACCATGCCTAACCGCTGCATGCCGCACCTGGCCCTTGCACACCGAACATCGCCGCTCCATAGCCTGCCGCACCGCGCCACGCATTAGCCGGCCAGACCTCACCAAACCAGAGCAGGCCCAACCACAGCAAACCTCACCTGGCCTTACCACAGAATCACGTTGTGCTATGGCACACATAGCAAAACCTGACCCTGCCTAACCACATCCTGCCCAGCCAGGCCCTACCGAACCCAACCGCGCCTAGCCATGCCTTACCAAACCACACCAAACCCCGCCGGGGCTAACCGAGCCTGACCCAACCGCACCGAACCTGGCCTATGCACATCACCTGTAAGCCCAATGGGGCAGATCGAGAACCGCGATGCCGGCTGGAAACCCTGGCCAGATGCCGCTGGATTCACACTCGGCATAACGCTTCAGTGCAATGGTGTTTTCATCACGCCCACGGGTCAGCGCAGAATCGGTAAGCATCACCGGCCTGGCCGCATACGGATACTCGGACTCGACCACGCCGAACAGCATGCCGTGGCATGGCATGCCCAGCGCCTGGCTGACACCGCCGCAGTACCAGGCTGCTTGATGGTGATAGCCGTAATTGGCAATGGACTTGCTGAATTCGTTATCTGTGGCATCGCCGGTGGTCTTCACATCCAGCAGGATGGTGGCCTTGCCATGGGCCACCATGCACAGGCGATCAGGGCGGCACTTGCACAGCACGCCGGTGGCGGGATCGATCCAGTAGACCGAGGACTCTGCATAGCCCTCATAGCCCAGCAGTTCGGCCACCTCGGGCAGCGCCGCCAGGCTGGCCGCCTGGCCCATGGCTGCGTCATATTCCACCTTGGTGATGGGCTCCACGCCCATGCGCTCACAGTAGGCCGCAAACTCCTTCCAGACCTTCTCGCGCTTGCTCTCGACCGCAGGGCCCACCTGGTAGCGCAGATCGAACTGGTCGGGCTCAAGCAGCGCGCAGTGAACGCGGGTGCCGTTCTTCATCTGTGGGCTGGGCTCCTTGGCCGGCAGATCACGGGGCTGGGCCAAGGCATGAAAATGGAACGGTGTCTTGCGGAACCGCTGAAGCCCTGAGTTAGACAAGCCTGGCCCCTTGTGATAGGTGTCATTGGCAATGTCGTGATAGATGCCGGGTTGCATCAGTGCCTCCAGGCCCAGCGCAGCAGGCGGCGCAGCCAATGGCTCTGAACAGGGCGCAGACGCTTGTATGGGCCCTCCATGGCCCCGGTGGCCAGGAGCAAGGGGGTCAGATCAGTCTTCACGGAACGCTCCTTCTGCGGCCATCAGGCTCACGTGATTCTCGGAATGGCTCACAGCGAACTCGCGCAGCGCAGCCAGCACAGCAGGGTCATCACAAGCCGCAGCAGCGTGCAGCAGATCGGCCAACAGCTGGCCCTTGAACAGGCTGAGATCGATCACAACATCCACCAGCGCTTGAGTCTGCTCAGTGGGCCCATAACCTGGTGTGGAGATCCGCAGCAGCGGGTTCATCAGCGCGGTCAGAAACTCGTTCTTGAGCATCAGCGCGGCCTGGTCCTCCAGCGCTGCGGCACGTGTCAAACGGCGGTCCTCGCGCTCCAGGCCGGTCAGCATCAGGTTGTCGGGTTCGCGTTGCATGGGAGCGGATGAGACACTGAATCCGCACCACACGCAACCGCTCCACATCACTGATGAACACTGATATCTCTCCACATATCAGCACATATCAGCACACCACACGTAACAGCTGAAGGCCATGCTGATGGTGAGGATGAATAGCACAGTGAACCGCTCGGTTAATGTGGTGGGGTCAAGTGTGAAGGCATGTGCTGATATGTGCCGCCGATGATGCTTGCATGTGGCCTTGAGCAGGCACAGCATGCGGCCGATGAAGAAGCAGACAGCCATCTATTTCCTGGGCGGCACGATCAGCAACGCGGCCCGCACGCTGGGCATCAGCAGGCAAGCGGTGCATCAGTGGCCTGATCCAGTTCCCCAAGCGGTTGCCGATCGCATCCTGGCTCACAGGGTCAGACAGCGTGCCGAGGCCATGAGGAGCCTGGGCATGTTCCTGGATCCCCTGGAGCAGGACGCGGTGGAGCTATGAACTACTACCCGCATCACCTGGGCGATTGGGCCAAGAAGTGTGGCGATCTCAGCATGCTTGAGGAGGGTGCTTACAGGCGCCTGGTGGACTGGTACTACATCAACGAAAAGCCCCTGCCGTTATCCATGCCCAGGATCTACAAGCTGGCCAGGTGCGACGGCGAGGGTGATCGCCCCAGCGCCGAGAGGGCTGCGGTGCGCGAGATCCTCGATAGATATTTTCGTGCTGAAGCCGATGGATTCCATAACCAGCGGTGTGATGAGGTCATAGCGTCACTAGACCGTCACAGTGACGCGAAAGTGACGCTTGACCGTCACGGTGACGCTTTGGGCGTGACGCCTGCTGCGATCAGGCAGAAGCGTTATATCCAGAGATTAGGGTTAATGCGTAGTGATATCTCAGCTGCTGGGGTACTCATCCCAGCAAATGCCACGGCATCACATATCCGAAAGCTATGGAACGGCCTGGAAACCCATCAGCGTGACGTTACTCGTGACGTCATTGGTGACGTCAGTAATGACGCAACAGTGACGGATATACCAAACACCATTAGCCAAAATGAAAAAGATATAGGGCCGAGCGAGGGCAAACCCTTAGCCGTGGAGACCATCGACCCGCACCAAGCCGGTGCGGCCTGCAAGGCGATGAAACGGCTCGGCGTCAGCGACGTTTCGCCTGGCCACCCGCTGCTCCACGATCTGCTGCGCGCTGGCGTCACCACTCAAGACCTGGGTATGGCCGCAGCCGAGGCGGTGGCGCGCGGCGCTGGCTTCGCTTATGCGCTGACCGTGGCCAAGTCTCGGTTTGAGAAGGGCCCAGCAAGGCCTCTAAACGGGCACCAGAGCGACGATCAGGGGGTGGGTAGGGCCTGGGTACCTGAAGCCCTCCGCAAACGCTCACAGCCCGTTTTAGAGCCTCGGACCCCTGACGACCCTTTGACCCTGGACATGGCCCCATGATCCCCCGCCTTTGCCACCAGAAGGCCGACCCCCAGGATCCATGCGGGTTTGCGGGCAGTTCGCTACCCTGTACCGAACCCTGTACCGTTCGACCCTTCACCCTGGCCACCCCCGGCACCCCCTCCCCGGCCTGCCAGGCTCTTGGCTGTCGCGTCGATCGCATCGAGGAGCAGCAGCTGTGTGCTTGCTCGGTGCGCTGTGGTGGTGGTCTGCTGCTGATGGGTGTGAGTGTTCACAAACATGCAAGTCAGTCAGTGCTCACCAACATTTGGAGGGGTAGGGGCGGGTCAATCGGCAGGCCGGGGCCAGGCGAATGTGGAGGGCCCCACCACAAATGCCCACCTTCAGTTTTTGAGAATCACGCTCTGCGTTAGGACTCAATATGCCCCTCCATCCCGACCTGGTGAAACTGGTTTTCGCCAAGCTGTTTCTCACCTACGGATCCCGCTTCATGGGCCAATATGGCACCGCCCCGCCAGAAACCATCGAATCCGATTGGGCCCATGAGCTTGCCGGGGTATCCCGCCAGGCGATCCTCTACGGCCTCCAGAACCTGCACCCCGACTTCCCTCCGAATGTCTTGCAGTTCCGTGCCATCTGCCGGCGCAAACCCATGCCGGCGCACGTGGCAATCAGCGGGCCGGAACTACCACCAGATCGGGTACAACAATTGGCCGCGCAGCTGTCCAACAAAAAGCCCGTGGGCAAAGACCCCAAGGATTGGGCACGCAAGCTGCGGCGCAGAGAGCAAGGTGGAGAGCGTCTATCCATCTTTCAGAGAGAAGCCTGGCGCACCGCGCTAGGCCAAAACAAAGACGAAACGGCAACCACGTAAGGAGAGAGTTATGTCTGAGCAAGAGCAAGCAATCACCGGCGCCGATGTGCCCGACGACTTCAAACTGGGCGAGCGCATGGGCCCGATCATCGAGCGCGTGCATGAGGAGGTTGACGCCATGTGCCCCGATCAGGATGTGGGCATCGTTCTGGTGGTGCGCCACCGCAAGACCCTCAAGATCGAGGGCAACGAGATCCACGTGATGGATGGCTTGGAAACAGCCGCCACGATGCCCAGGCAGAAGTCGGCCAAGCTGCTGGCCCAGGCAGCTGTGAAGCTGATGGATTCCCTGGTCAACGAGATCCCCGACGATGAGGAGGACGACGATGAACACGCCTGACCCTGATGACCAGTTCGCCCTGGGCGCCGACTTGAACGATCTCGGCAAGGCCCTGCATGACCAGCTGAAGGAGATGACCGGTGGCCGCAAGTTCCACATGCTCCTGATCGTGGAGCAGAAGGTCAGCGATGGCCCCATGAATGGCCTGTGCGAGATGATCAGCACGCTGAACAACACCGGGGTTCTGAAGCTGCTGGAAACGGCCACGGCCAACGCCAAGAAGGGCGCAGAGCAGGAGGCCGGCCATGTCAACCACTGACCCCGAGTACATGGTGCGCTTCCGCCTGGGCGAGAAGATGAAGCCACTGCTGGACGGCGCCAAGCTGCTCACGCAAATGGCCATCAACGACTCAGAGCAGAGTGACCCCAACCGGCCGCCTGGCGATGTGCAGCTGATGGTGATGGTGATGGTGGTGCAGAAGGTGGGCGACCAGGCCATTCTTGAGATGGCCTCCTCCAACCCCGACGCCACCATGAACCTGCGCATGCTGGGCCGCGCCACGCAGCAGCTGATGCAGCAGGTGAAGGAGGACGAGCATGGCAAGCACTGACCCCCTGCAAGACCATATCCGCGAGGAGGCAATCAAGCGGATCACGCTGGCCCACCGGCAGGCTCGCATGCCTGACTCCATGCTGATCGAACTGCTGGAGGGTGATGGCATCAGCCAGACCACGATGCAGGATCTGCTGCCTGTGGTGCAGTCTGCTGTGCGCCGGGCCTTGCATGCCCAGGTGTTCATGCTCATTGGTGCCTGCGATGTCAAGCCCGATGCCCTGGCCTCCATCGAGACACCACCTGACCCCATGCTGGTCAATCTCCAGTTGGCCCTGGATGAGAACGACAAGCTGAAGGCCGAGCTTCAGGAGTCCGACCAGCTGCGCGATCAGCTGTCCTTCATCCTGGAACACACCGCCAACGCCCTCAAAGGCCCACCAGAGCCGCTATCGCGTCACAGCTGGCATGACCTGGCCGGCGTGGCGGCGGCGCTGGTGGCTGAGAACAAGGCACTGAAGGAGTCCAAGCCATGAACGACAACGAGCGCTATGCAAACTTCTATCTGAGCCTGGGCATCGTGATGGGCACGCTGACCGACAAGGCTTTTTGCCTGCTGGTTGCGCAAGCCATCAAGGCCCGCGATGTGAACCCCACCTATGTGCGCCTGGTGCGCGACAAGCTGACTCAGGCTCTGGTGGATTCTGGTGAGGAGTCCGCTGAATGAAGGCCATCATCATCGACCCCTACGCCAAGACCATCAGCTGGGCCGACCTCCCCGGCACCGACAGCTACGAGATCATCATGGCCGCGCTGTTCAAGGATCCAGAGGCCCGCGAGCGCGGCACCATCCAGGCGGTGAACATCGGCGGCAATCACGATCTATGGGTGGACGATGAATCGCTTTTGCGGCCCTGGGCCGATCAGGCTTTTTTCAGCATCAGCGGCAATCCACCGATCGGCGGCATCGGCTTGATCCTGTCGCATGACCAGGAGGGCGAAACGCACGAATGCAAGGGCCCGATCCAGCCGGTGATGCGTGCCGTGCGCTGGGTGGCCCCGCAGGATGTGGTGATCCCGGCGCCGACAATCCAGAGCATGGGCGAGGACTTGCAGCCCAAGGGTGAGCCTGAAGTGATCGGCGGCGGCCCTGCCACCTGGACCTTTGAAAACCATGGCGGTCGCCCTGACCGCAACACCTGACCCCAAAGGAGAACACCATGAGAGACCATCTACTGGGCCTGGCGGTCCACGGATCTGACCCGCTGACCGATGCCCTGCGCGACGATGTGACCCTGCGCGAGATCGGCCGCATGATCAACATGGAGCCCGAGCCGGATCCGGCCCTTGCGGCCTTTGAGCGCGACGATCATTTGCCCGATGGCACGGTGAAGCCGCAGCCCTGGCCACCCTACGATGACAGGATGGTGCAGAGCTATGAGGCGCAGTTGGGGCCAGGGCCGGCCATGCCGACCCGTGAGAGCCTGTTCCACGGCAGCGCATGTGCCTGCCGCTGCGCCGACTGCCAGGCCAGCTATCAGGCGTCCTTAGACAAGCTGCTGGGACAGCCATGACCTTCAAGACCCCCGAGCGCTACCGCGTGCGCACCGGCCGGCTGGCAACGACCGAGGCACATGGCTGCAATGGCTGTTTCTTCATCCCCATCCGGGGCAGCATCGCCCCGCTGCGCGTGATCGCCAGCGATGGCGAGGGCTGGGAGCATGTGAGCGTGAGCCTGCCAAACCGCTGCCCAACATGGTCGGAAATGTGCCAAGCAAAGGCGCTGTTTTGGGATGACGAGGACCGCGTGATGCAGCTGCACCCGCCGCGCTCTGAGTGGGTCAACAATCATCCGAACTGCCTGCACCTGTGGCGCCCGATCGGCCAGGAGATCCCGGCGCCGCCGTCCTACACGGTGGGCATGGCCGCCGGCCAGGAGTGAGCCGTGATCGAGCAGCATTCAGCATGCCCTTTCTGCGGGCGCAGCCGCATCAGCCTGTATGACCGCAGCTGGACTGCGAAGTTTGACCGGCAGTTCTACACGCAATGCAACACATGCGACATGCAAGGCCCTAGCGCTCGATCTGAGCGCGAGGCATGGTTCTTGTGGGAGGAGCGGGCGCTGCCGCTCAACGATGCCCACATGCTGCTGCTGAAGATGCAGGAGATCGCCGCCATGATTGGAGCCCAGCCGTGACCGACTTGCCCAAGCTCATCGCCAGCCATCGCATCAGCAGCGCGGCGCAGCTGCTGGTGTACCTGGCCGACGATGGGCGGGTGTCTGACCACGATCGCTGGCGCTCCCATGCGCTGCGGCGCTGGCTCACGTTTCTGACCACATCCGGCCATGTGATCGTGGAGGATTCGGCGAACAGCCATCACCACCATTACAAGCTGACCGACAAGGGCCGCGCGGCTGTCGCGCGGGCACGCAGATGAAAGCGCTGGCCCTCCTGGTGACGTTGGCCGGCTGCGCCATACCGTCACCAATGGGGACGCTGATCTACTGCCCGCAGGGGCACGTATGCAAGACAGAGACAGCCCCAGCAGAGGGCACGCTGAAGCAATTGATCAAGAAGGCTGAGGGGCAGAAGAAAGCCCCGAATGACACCGATATCGATCCCCCTGAAAACGGGCGCCGGTCTCAATGACCGGGAGCATTGGCGCGTCAAGGCAAACCGGGCCCTGCGCGAGAAAAGAGCCATAGGCTGGGGCCTGGTGGGCCGGCGCAAGCCGACGATCCCCTGCACCTGCCTGATCACGCGCGTGGCGCCCAGCAATGGCCTGGACACCGACAACCTGGCCGGCTCGATGAAGGCCACCCGCGATGCGATCGCCGCCTGGCTGGGCATCGATGACCGTCACGCCAACCTGGTGAACTACACCTATGCGCAGCGGCGCGGCAAGTGGGGCGTGGAGATCGAGTTTCAGCCGGTGGTGACGCCATGATTCCAATGCTCAAAGGCATTGGGCGTGGCCGTCACACCATTTTGCGCGAGCGCGAATTAAACCTTGTTATGTCCGAGATCCTATGGCTGTGCAATACCGAGGGGCTGGAGGGATACAAGAATTTCAAAAAGATTCCCCTCCTGATTCTCTATTGGCAAGAGTACGAGATTGGTGGACGTACACAAGCCGAGGCAAGAATTGCCAAGGGTTTGAAAGCGAGTGGCCTGTCTGAATTTCAAAACACCAATGGACGAACAAGCCGGCTTGTTCGCACATTCCTATTCCGCGCCCCAAAAGATCGGGATCTTTTCAGCAAACTGATGTTTCCGATTAACTCCCAAGAGGAGCGCTTTCCATGAACAACCTGGCAACCATCACGCAAGACCTGGCCCCTACTGCAATCGCTCGCTTCGCCTGCAAGCTGGAGGGCGACGGCCTGCGCCGCATCGTGGGCGCCGCGACCGTCAACCACTTCCGCACCAAGTCACCGCGCCCCATTCGCCTGGTGATCCTGTGGCAGCTGTTCAAGGAGCTTTATTCGCAGATCCCGCCCAAGCTGGTATTTAGCAATATTCGCGGCATCGGCCTGGCCATTCAATACATCGAGCAGCAGGAGGTGAACCGCAAACAAACACCCTGGAAGAAGCCCGAGCCGCCGCAATTGGCGCTCCAGTTTTAAAGGAGAACAGCATGCTTTCTTTAATCTTTCTCATCGCCGCCCTGGTCCTTTTCATCGTCGCAGCCATTGGCGTGCCATCGGGGCGCGTGAACCTGATCGCGGCCGGCCTGGCCTGCTGGGTGGCTTCGCTGCTTGTGACGCGCGGCGGCCTGTAATGGACGATAACCACGCCCTTGGCTCGATGCTGGCGCGCTGGCACCAATGGCGCAGCCATTACAGCCATGAGCGTGGTTTGTCGCGCATTCAATTCGATAACTCAGGGCGTGAGCCCGAGGATGAATATGAGCAGCTGCTGATGAAATCCATCGAGACCGAGATCCTGAAACTGCCCCGCGACGAACAGCTGGCGCTGCAACATATTGCCCGCGCGGAGTGCCTGGGCGTGGAGGTGTTTTTCAACATGCGGATGATGCAGGACCGGGTTCTGCGCGAGATCCTGACCACCAGGGCCATGGCCAACCTCCAGCGCCGCCTCTTGCACCTGGGGTTTATCTGACGCAGAATCCGCACCGGGCGGGGTAACTCCTGCCTGGGTCGGCTCGATCAATGGTTTCAACCAACTGATGGACACCCTGTACGGCCCTGAGTAGGCCCCAGTGCGCAAGCCCTGGGGCCTTTTCTATTTCACACCCATATGACCGAGAAAACCGTGCCTGTGAAGCGCGGTGGGCGCAAGCCTGGCCAGAAGAATCTGATGAGCGCCAACAAGGTGAATTCAGAGCTTCGGACCATGTATATGACCAGCCTGCACTTCCTGGGCGGCGTCAAGTATCTGAACTGGCTGGCCAAGAAGCATCCGGCCGTGTTCATGATGGGCCTCAGCAAGTACATGCGCCACGACGCCAACGAGCCCGAGGCCGGCGTTACCTACGTGATCCAGCAGCTGAACGTGGTGGCAACACCCGTCCCCGGCGTGCTGAACAGCCCGATTGAGGGCCACATCCAGCAGCTGAAGCTGGTGGCCAATGGTGGCGAGGTGATCGACATGGAGCCGCAGGATGGCCACGCAGCGCCTGATTGACGGCGGCATGGTGCCCCGGCACTACCAGACGCCCTACATGCTGGCCATGGATCAGGGCTGCAAATACGCGGTGTGGGTGATGCACCGGCGCGGCGGCAAGGACCGCACCGCGCTGGCCCAGGCATGCAAGGACGCATTCAAGCGCACCGGCCTGTACTGGCATTGCCTGCCGACGCTGAAGCAGGGCCGCAAAGTGGTGTGGGACAACATCACCAGCGAGGGCACGAACCTGATCAGGCAGACCTTCCCTAACGAACTGGTCAAGCGCCGCCTGGAAGATGAGATGAAGCTGGAGCTTGTCAATGGCTCCATCGTGCAGATCGTCGGCGCTGACAACTTCAACAGCCTGATGGGCGCCAGCCCGGTGCATGTGACGTTCAGCGAGTGGAGCCTGACCGACCCGAGGGCATACGACTTTGTGCGCCCGATTCTGCGCGAGAACAATGGTTCGGTCTCCTTCATCTACACCCCGCGCGGCTACAACCACGCATGGCGCACCTTGCAGGTGGCGCAGAAGCTGAAGGGCGCATTCACTGCGGTGATGAGCATCCGCGAGACCCAGGTGCTGACCGAGGCAGACATGGAGATCGAACGGGCGCAGGACATGCCCGAGGAACTGATCCAGCAGGAGTATTACTGCGACTTCGCCAGCGCCAACGTGGGCGCGATCGTGGGCCGCTATGTGTCGGCCGCCGAGCGCGAGGGCCGGATCACCGAGGACGCGATCTATTCGCCAGGCTCAAAGATCGTGGTCAGCTGCGACCTGGGCTACAGGGATGCGGCGGCCTTCTGGTTCTGGCAGCTGAAGCTGGGCGGCTTCGACCTGATCCATTACGAGGAGGGCAACGGCCTCGATGCCAGCGAGTGGATCGACCGGCTGAAGGCGGTGGGCCTGCCCATCGATCATGTCTACCTGCCGCACGATGCCCGCGCCAAGACCATGGCCAGCCGCTACACGGTGGCCGAACAGTTCGCCCAGGCTTTCCAGTGCAGCGTGGTGCCCCAGGGCAAGCTCCAGGACCGCATCAATGCGGCCCGCCTGGTGATCCCGCATTGCACGTTCCACGTGGATCGTTGCGCGCGTGGCCTGGAGGCTTTGCGTGCCTGGTCATTCAAGTGGGATGACGAGCGCAAGGTGATGAGCGCCGAGCCCGATCACAACTGGGCCAGCCACGGATCCGATGCCTTCAGCTACGGCGCGCAGGTGGTGCGCGAACTGGTCAAAGACACCAAGCCCCGCGAACGCGCGACGTTCGACGGCAAGTTTTACCCCTTCACGCTGACCGATCTCTTTGAGATGCAGGGCCAGCGCGTCAACCGCATTTGAGGTGGGCCATGGACTACGTGAGCGGCGGCGACACCCAAGAGCTTGAGCAGGACACCAAGCCCAAGAAGGCCCCGGCCAAGGGCGGCAAGACTTCGCTGATCGAATCGGCCAAGAAGGCCAAGCGCTGGCAGACCGAACTGGACGCGAGCAAGAAGTGGATGGACAAATTCACCAAGGCGGCGCGCGAGTGCGAGAAGCAATACCTGGACATTGGCCATGCTCAGATGGACGGCGCACTGAGCAACTACGCGGCCAAGACAAACCTGTTTTGGAGCAACGTGCAGGTGATCCTGTCGGCCATCTATGGCCGCCTGCCCAAGGCCGAGGTGGATCGCAAATTCAAGGACTTCGATGACGATGTGGCGCGCACGGCCGGCATCATCATGGAGCGCATCCTGAACGGCGATATCGAGCGCGAGCATGACGACACGAACGCGGCCATGCGTGACGCGGTGCAGGATCGTTTCGTGAGCGGCCTGGGCCAGGTGTGGTGCCGTTATGAGGTGGAGACCGAGAAGGTGCCCATGCCAGTAACCGATCCGGTTACTGGCATGCCGCAGATCGATCCGATGGGCCAGCCCATGACCGAGGAGGTGGAGCAGATCCTGAACGAGGAGGCCGAGGTGGATTACGTCTATTGGGACGACTTCCGCTACAGCCCCTGCCGCCGCTGGCGCGAATGCCGCTGGGTGGCCAGGCGCGTCTACATGAGCAAGGAGAAGCTGAAGCAGCGTTTCAGCCTGACCGACCAGCAGCTGGCCATGGTGCCGATGCAGACGCAGGGGCCGGCCAACAACCAGGGCGATCGTGACACCGATGTGCTGAAGGCCACGCCGTTCAAGCAGGCCGCCGTGTGGGAAATCTGGAGCAAGGATGACAACTACGTTTGCTGGTTTGTGGAGGGCTGCACCTTCTTGCTCGATGACCAGCCCGACCCGCTGGAGCTTGAGGATTTTTTCCCCTGCCCGCAGCCGGTGGTGGCCACCACGCTGACCAGCGCTTTCCTGCCCCGCCCCGACTACGCGATGACCCAGGATCTCTACAAAGAACTGGACCGCATCAACGCGAAGATCAGCCACCTTACCGATGCTGTGAAATGCGCCGGGGTCTACGACAAGACGGCCGGCCCGCTCAAGCAGCTGCTGACCACCGGCGTGGAGAACAGCCTGGTGCCCGCCGACAACTGGAGCGCATTCACCGAGAAGGGCGGCCTGAAGGGCGTGGTGGATTGGATGCCCATCGAGCAATACGTGAATGCCATCGTGCAGCTGAACCAGCGCAAGGCCCAGCTACAGCATGACCTTTACGAGGTGCTGGGGATCTCGGACATTATGCGAGGCGCATCGGTGGCCAGCGAGACCGCCACGGCCCAGCAGCTGAAGGTGCAGTATGGCGGCGCCAGGCTGTCCAACCTCCAGAACGAGGTGGCCCGCTTTGTGTCGGCCGTGATGCGGATCCGCGCCAACATCATCAGCAACCTGTTCCAGCCCGAGACCATCCTGAAGCGCAGCCAGATCGAGCGCACGCCCGACGCGGCGCTGGCCCAGCCGGCGATCCAGATGCTGAAGGACTTTGGCACCAGCATGTACTCGATCGAAGTGACCAGCGACAGCCTGGCCGCGCCCGATTGGGCGGCCGAGAAGGAGGCCCGCACCGAGTTCCTGGGCGCCGCCAGCAACTACATCATGGCCGCCGCGCCGATCGTGCAGCAGAGCCCCGAAACGGGCGCTTTCCTGATCAAGCTGCTGCAATGGGCGGCGGCCGGGTTCAAGGGCGCCAAGACCATCGAGGGCGTGCTGGACGAGGCCGCGCGTGCGCTGACGCAGAAGGCCCAGCAGCCGCCACCGCCGCCACCGCCGACCCCCGAGGACGACAAGAACAAGGCCCAGGCCGCCAAGTACGGCGCCGAGGCCGAGAAAACGGCCAAGGAGACCGCGCTGATGCCCAACCCACTGCCACCCCCAGGCATGCCGCCCGGTGGCCCTGGAGGGCCCATTCAGATGACCGCTGGCGGCCCGCAGCCTGGCGGGCCCCAGCCAATGGGCGCTGGCCCTGGATCCGTGGCCCCGTTCCAACCGCAACAGCCGGCGCCGCTCAACGGCGCGCCGATGTAAGCCATGCCTGCCACCCCCGCCGAGATCGAGACCGCGCTGGGCCAGCTGCGCCTGGCCAAGGCCGCCCTGTTCGTGACCTCCAACGCGATCCAGCTGGCCCACCAGCGCGGCGGCAAGCTGGCGCTGATCCTGCCCCCGCTGAACGCGGCGCGCGACGGCGCGCGGGCGCTGGTGAATCAGCGCAAGCAGGAGATCAAGACGCTGCTGGAGATGCCATGAGTACCTATTCGTTCATGTGCCAGAAGTGCGGCGCCAAGTTCACCAGCGTGATGAGCATCCGCGAATATTGCGCGGCGCCGCCGACATTCGTTTGCTGCGGTGAACCGGCCGAACGCTTCTTTGAAGTGGTGCCAGGCTTTGCCATCCACAACGCGCTGGCCAACGATCGCCACTATGAGGGCTTGCGCGCACCCGATGGCGCCGATATCAGCAGCAGGGCCAAGCACCAGGCTTACATGAAGGCCAACAACCTGACCACCGCCGACGACTTCACGCAGACCTGGAAACGTGACGCGGAGCAGCGCCATGCGCGCATGGCCGGCGAGGATCCGCAGCGCAAGACCGATGTGGCCAACGCCATTCACAAGCTGGGGGGCTGACATGGACCCGTTCGCTGAACCCGAGATGAGCCTGGCCGACCGGATCCGCCAGAACGTCCGCGAGACCGTGGGCGTGGGTGATGCGGCGCTGACGATGGGCAAGAACATGGCGGTGCAGCCGGTGGCCGCCTGGCGCGCCATGGCGGATCTGCTGCGCGGGCGCGGCGTCAAGAACGCAGTGCGCAATGCGGAGAGCTTCCAGGAGCGCGTGGCCGGTGGCCCCAAGACCATCGAGGGCGGGCGCTACCTGGAGAAGACCGGCGAACTGATCAAGGGCGCCACCCAGCCCCTGACCGATATCACCGACTGGATCGGCGAGCGCAGCCCGGTGGTCGGTGGCCTGGCCATGGCCGGCATGGCGGCGGTGGA